GCTTACCGCCAAGTAAGTGATAACCAGTCAAAATTTCATGTAACTTTCCTTTTGTATCAGAAGAAACTTTTCCTTCTTGTGGACCATCAGATTTTTTGACCGCTTCCAGTAAATCCTCTAGTATATCAAAAACATCATCGAAATATGTTTCATCGAGGTTCATATTCCTCAATTCTACTTCATCCTCATCTCTTAGACGTTTTAATATCTCATCAATTTCAGCATCACTCAACTTCTTCTCATCGAGTTGAAGAGATTCCAGTATGCCGGCATTTTTCAACCACCATCTTTTTTGAAATGATAATTCATCTACTGATTTCATTTTCTCACCTTTAACAAGTTAGCTTTAGCGAATTCTGCACGATTGACCAATTTTGTGGGTTCTTCTTTACCGTGCTCTGGTTTGTGGTTAACAACAAAACCTTCTGGTTTAGATTTCTTACCTTCGATATGATGTTGATAATTACCCTCATGTGTTTCCAAAGATTTAACCAAAGCATTTTTTGCTTGGTGTAAATGATGATGCATTGAAAATAAATGACCATAATCACTTTTGTGTTTTTCAACATGTGAAATCTGTGAAATTCCTTCATTGCGTTTTTCGGCTTTAGATTTGTCTGTTTTGACTTTGGCTGCACTTTTTTCGTGCTCACGATGTAAATGTTCTTTGAATCCTTTTACATTAGGAACTTCATCATGTCTTACTGTATGATTAATATATGTTGATAAATGTCCATGCTCTCCGCTGTGTGCAGGATGAACAGCATCATACATTTTACCACCATGAGTGTCATGTAAATCTTTAGCAGCTTTCATATGCTTATTAAACTCATGTTCATTCTGATTACTATGATGAACCTTAGAGGTATCATGTTCAGCGCCATGAATATGAACATCTGGATGTTCTTTAAAATTATGTAAATCTGGATGTGGCGTAGCCTTCATATTGTGAATATCAGAACCTTCATATTTCTGATGAACTACAACACCAACTTTAGACCTTTTAATTTTTTTAGCTTCATCACCATGAGCTGTATACGTAATTGTGTTTGGAGTAAAAGATACTTTACTATCAGATGCTTCTACGATATAACCTTCATGTAGATGTTTTGTTTCAGCATGATGCATCAAGTCACCTTGATAAACACCTTCTTTTGGTGTTACTTTTGGTAGGTGTTTGAGAGCGTGTTTTAATGATTTTACAAGGCCTGGTGCATGGCCATGGTTTTTTTCAATATCTTTTTCCGTATGATTAATCTTGGGATTTTTATTGAAAGCTGACTTGGTTGCAACAAAGAATTTACCAGTTTTGGGGTGATGGCCGAAGACGATAGATGGTGAACCATCATATTTCATGGTCAAATTACTGTTTTTATGGCCTGCTTTAATGTGTTCATGAGCTTGTTGTAGAGCACCATAAGCATGTTCAAAACCAATATGACCATGCATCAATGGTCTGTCTTCAGCATGATGTATATGTTTAAGCTGACCAGAACTTTCGGCCTCAGACTCTTCTTTCAAGAAAGATAAAAAACTTTGCATGTAATTTCCTTAGACTTGCAATACACTTTGATTGCCATGAAGTTATTTATAATACTTTTTAGCTCAGGGCTAAAAGTTGTTGAAAGTTTGGGTTCGATATATAGTCACTACAGATGGCATAACAATGTTTTGGTAAGTTTTTGAAAGATGGATCAATATTCTCTGGCATAACACAAACACTATGTTCCGTTAAATTCTGACCTGGATATGTCCAGATATATCCGTGACTGGTTAGAGTAAAACAATCACTTTCATGCCAAAAGTAATTCAACTCGGTTTTGCTCAGTTGGTACAATGCACTCAGGTTTTTGGCATGTATCCATAAACCTTTTTTGTGTAGGAATTCCTCACGGATATGATATACCGGTGAATCATGTCCCAACCAAAATTCATTATTTTCACACCAAAGGTCGATTTCACAATCAAAACCTTTGGATAATACATCTTCAATATGTGATGGCTTGTTTTCTATAAGGGAGTCAGGACCATAACATAGGCCACGATGAGCAATAAGTTTCATTTTTGAACTTGTACCCAAATCCAGCTAGCATGACTATCTCCTGGACCTGTTTCTCTAATGTCTGATTTATAATTTTTAAATCCCAAATTACCCAGTAAATCAGTACTTAAATCAAACTCATTGGTTATTTCAACATCTTGTCCTCCATTTGTTTCTGATGCTAAGAAGTTATTTTCATAATAATTTGCTCCAATACAGAAATTTCTTCCGCCGAATCCCATTTGAAAACAAAAATAACCATTTGGTTTCAAAACCCGTTTTACTTCTTTCATAATATTAAGTCTAACATCATAACAACATATATGTTGTAGACATATAACACTAAACACAACATCATAAACACCATCTTCAGTAGGAATACTTTTTCCATCACAAACGTAAAGATTACTATTATTGATGTTATTATGTTTTAAATTTTCACGAGCATTTTGGATATTCATATCAGCAATATCCACACCATCAATTCGTGAGAATCTATCATTAAATTTAATTAAATTTCTTCCAGGTCCGCAACCATATTCTAATGCCACTAGATTGGTTGTATCAAAGTCTTTAAACAGATATGTATCATAATCAGGCCATTGATTATGTGCATCATATGATCCAACCACAGGATCTCTATTATCGAGATTCCAGGATACAGCGGCATTTTCATACTGTGTTTTTTGCATATTAAGATATTGGTCTGCGGTCATGCTTGTTTCCTTTTTATGGTTTGTAGTTTTCTAAGTAATAATTTAAATCTTCTGGAGTACCAATACCCCACATCTTCTCGATGTTCTTGGTTCTAATCTTCTTGCCATCCTGTATAGCTTCATTGAATACAGGACAGACATAGAATTCATTATTAACCCGAATATTCTTTTGAATCATTTGTTCCGCATATTTAACATAGTCGGAACCATGAGACCAATAATATATGCCGACAGTTGCATTATCTGATATAGGATTCTTTTCAGCTACTTCTGAGACAAACCCATCATCACCCAATTTAGCAAATGACCATTTTGGATGTGTCGATTTGAATGTAATAATACCACCGTCTACAGAATCAGCTGTAAAAGCATATAAACATTCATTTGAGTTCCATTCAACAAATTGGTCTGAGTTTGCCATCAGAAGTGGTTCATCATTATCAATCAGATGTTTGGCCAATAACGTAGTGCAAGCTGCACCTTCTGTTAGACCATCTACTTGTACAATGTCACATTCTGGAGAAATTAAATTCAATACAGATTTGAGATTATATTTTTCATAGTGTTCTTTTTGGCAAATAAAAATGAAATGTGCCTCAACATTAAGGTTGTCTACCACAACTTGTATCATTGGTTTATTATTGACATCAATCAATGGTTTTGGAAAAGTATAACCAGCTGCAGCAAAACGAGAACCTGCTCCTGCCATTGGAATTAATACATTCATCTTTTTATTTCTCCATGGTACATTTTTCTTCTTATTATCTTTGGCAAAGTCTTTACAATAATCTATAAAATCCAAATCTAAATCATATGCATCTTTAACTGGATATAAATGAGCGCCAGAATTCATTGCACCTTCACGACCAATATGAGAATCTTCCACAATGATAGTATTCTTTGGTAATGTTTTAAGTTTAGTCATACATTGCCAATACATTTCAGGAAAAGGTTTTGGATTGAAAACATCTTCGTTGCTGACATAATAATCAACATATCGAGTAGCATGCATAGAGTCCAATGCAATTTTAACAGTCTCTCTGATACTATTAGATGCGACAGCAATATTCCAACCTAAGTCTTTTAATGTAGACATAATCGATACTGCTTTTTTATTATAATATGCAAATGGAATCAACTCAAATGTTTGTTTTTGTTTTTCTTTCCAAATATCATTATAAAAATCAACAGGCAAACCTTTTTCTTGGCTAAGCATCTGTAACTTTTTGGTTGTGTTTAGTCCATCGTATTTTGATAGATGTTCATCACGACTTATATTGTAATTGTAACTATTAGTTACTTTATGAATTGCTCTGTTTAAAGCTTCATAGTGTAAATCACGACTATCAAGTAATACACCATCAAGGTCAAATATAACTAGTTTATTCATACGTCTAAAAATGTTCCAAATTTTTCAATAACTTCAGGATGAATGTTTAGTGTTTTACTGCCCAATTCTCTTTTGCAAATTGTATAAAAAGAATTGACATCACTCCGTTCTTCGATATCTGATATGAAGTGTATCTCTTCTTGTTTGATAACTTCAGACAACTTTATATATAGGGCGTGTGTACAATGAGTATTAGGTCTAATTACTCTATAGGTTCTGCGTAGTGATTCTTCGACCAAGTTTGTCATTCTATGTGGCCACATATAGAGATTATCAGTCGAATAACTTAGATACTGCCAATGATTTTTCTCTTTGAAGAGAAAATTGAACTTGTCATAATCTATACCATATGTGGAAAAAGGCTGATGAAAATGTAAGTCTAACCTACAATGGATGATAAAATCCAAATCTTTATTTTCCAATAACTTAAACACATTAATCTTTGAGGTAAAAGGTGTAGAACCTTCCATTTGAGAATATATGACTTGTTCTGGTTTGATAAGATCCATCATTTCTTTTTTTATTTCTTCCGTTGTATCATAGGTTGAAACAAAGATATGGCATTCGTGGTCTTTTGTGAAAGGTTCTATCACATTTTTATAAATGTTTGGCCAGCAATGCTTATAGTCCTTTTCTTGGACATTTTCACGACCTTGATACGTATCTCTCAAAAGACCATATAAACAAAAACCAATTTTCATTATTTACTCAATCATATCTAAATTCGCCAGTGGAAGAAATACGGCATTCGTATCCTAAAATATCTTTTTCTATAAGTTTACTCTTGTCAATCAATTCAAAGGTACAATGCTCAACATCACGACCAGTTTGTAAGCAATGATTGACTAACGTTTTCATCATCTCTTTAGCTTCAGGTAGTATACTGTAACAGAAAGAAGAAATTCTCGTGTCTACTAGAAAAACTTCTTTTGACATCCAAGACTGCACACGCTTTTTATAAACAAACTTACCAATTACTTCTGGTTTGTTATAGTATTCAATATCAAAATCATCAGTTAATTTTCCTCTGCCAGTTAACTTGAATACTCTTTGTACACCTGATAAGCCCAGCCTTTCTACAAAATCTATGGATAAGAATAAACTATAACACTCGGCTGGACTCTTTTGAGCGTTTAATCCCAATTGAACTACATTAGGATTTCCTGAAGTTAGAATAGTGTAATCGACTTTAGTGGATAGTTCTTTTAAATAATCTTCCGGAACAATTTGTGGTGAAGATTCTGCCAAAACAATGATAGAATCTGGAACTTTTTTACGTATAGATTCTATTGTTTGAAAGGTATCATTGTACCTCTCTTGTATTGGTATAACACTAATATGTGAATTGATTGCAGAAGTAATAATAAACAAGTGACTCATTATTTGTACCAGTACCAAACATCACATTCCGTTGTTAAAATTTCTTTGCCGACACTTGCAGCAAATTCTATAACAGCTTTATTTACTCCAGGAATTGCAGTATAGTCATGACCAGAGAAGATGGAACCAGTTTTAACTTTGCTATAGTAGTTATGACTATCTATTAAAACCTGTTCGTAGGTATGCAATCCGTCAATGAATAGTAGGTCTAAGGATTCATCTTCAAACTCATCAACTACATTGTCTGAATAATCTCGAATCATTCTAAACCTATTTCCATATGGTGCTAATTGATTCAAAGTTTTTTCTAGAAACTCTTGTCTATCATCCAAAAAACGTCCATTCCAATCCATATAATTTTCATATGGGTCAATAGAAGTAATTTTTAATGTTGGATTTGATTTTAGAAACCATTCTGTTGTGTGTCCCTCAGAACATCCAATTTCTACAACAACAGGATCTTTCATTTTCTTTAGGAATTGACCAAGACCATATCCAGAACACTTTGTAGGTGCCGATGCATAATTGAAAGATTGTTGTGCTGTGTTAAATGTAATTGTATCACTCATTTTTTCTCCATTGTGTTAAAATCTTTAAAAATAATAAAAGGATCCAAACCTAACTGATGGTCTGGAATCCTATGTTGCTCAAACATTTCTGGTTTCTGATTTGCACATATTAACATTAATGTCTGGTCATCGTCAACCAGTTGATTGGCATATAACATATCAAATGCACCGACCATCATACTTTCCATGGAAGACCAAAGATTTTTATTGGCAACAATCTTAGCACCTAGGATATGAACATCATTCAATGCAATAATCTCATTTATTGAACGATTAGGCTTCAAATTTTTATAGACAAACAAGTGAACTTTTTTTGGATCAAAGTCATAAGACCATTCCAAACTTTTAGGTAATGTGTCTTCTGTTCTACAATAACCAAAATCCAACCAAGCAGCTGTATCATTTGTCACCAAGTTTTTCTTGATGGCCAAATTGACGAAATGTGATTTTAATAAATTAACTAAAACGTATTTGCTACTCCAGTATTCAGGATTTTTAATCTGACTTGGATGAATCATCTGTTTAAAAGTGACACTCTCTTGGACGCTAATAATTTTATTGTTTAGGTTTTGGAACTCTTTGAAAGGATCATATTCAATAATCTTAATATCATCACGGATCTTTTTCAATCTTTCACCAATATCTGGTGTAGTCACCACAATTATTTCATTGTTTAGTTTAGTGAGGTGTGTGAATCTTTCAATATAGGTGTCAGTTGAACGTTGTAGATAATGTGGTAAACCTTTTTCAGGAGTCCAATCACCACGACCAATGTCATAGAAAGCTGTAACAATTGTAATATTTCCCATATTAATAATCCGTCCTAAATGTAATAACATCCTCTACACCATACTTTTTCTTATAAAAATTGGTCAATTCAGGATCTCTGTCATATTGGTGAACTATGAAAAATGGTTCTTTTGATGTTCCATCTTTCATCAATCCATCTTCAAAAAATGGTACTGGTTGCAAAATAAATGGTGCAAAGTGTTCTTTTTCACCAGGTTTATTTGTTATGTGTAAATTGCAAGACCATGCATCAGATAAACCAACAAACAAAGTTTCATCTTTATATGGATGCCAATTTAGAAGAACGTTGTATGCAGCCTGGTCTGCAACCCAATCAGGACGATTAGCGGATAGTTGATACAACATACCACACAAATCCTTAATGTAATCAGATGTGCCTGCTAGTGTACCAACATTATAGACTTCTTGGTCTTCTATATCTTGATAGAAATGTTGACCAAAAGCATTGATGATGTTTTGTCTATTCCAATGTTCATATTTGATATTAATAGATTCGGATACAGCAATCATCTTTTTATCTTTGATGTTGTTCTCAATCCATTCAGATGGATTATTTTGAAAAATAACATCACGAACATCTGTTGTAATCACATAACGATATTTGTCTTTGTTCTCTTTGAGATAATTATAGATGTGAATAAACCTTTCCATATGAAAGGCTGATTTGGATTGAGCTGGATACTCAACAACAATAAAACCAGAATCAGTTAATTTCTGATTTGTCTCTTTGCTTGATCCTATTGAGATGATTACTTTTTCACCAGTAAAACCACATTCATTAATCGATTGTATCCAAGGTTTAATTGTATTGAATGTATAGTTTCTAAATGCACCAATTATTAAGTCTTTTTTGTCCATGGTAAATTCCCATTATATTGTTTTAACATCACTTCATTTCCCTTTAAGAAGAATTCTGCTTGTACAGAATCTCCTCTACTTGCTACTCTATAGTTTACACTATAATCACCATTGGTGTCAAATTCCGCAAAATTCTGCATCATAAACGGTGATAATATTCTATCAACTTCTGGTTGTTCTTGTGGATGTCTTGCTCTACGGTACCAATATGGTGAAAACCCTAATGCAGCCACTTTTGGAATCATAAAACAATTTACATCAATAAATTTATCTTTGATAACTGATTCCCATTTACCTAAAGATTCACAATCATCATTACATATGTATTTGCCTTCTTGGTCAACAATTTTTCTAAGTGCATATGCCCATTTGTTACTCTTCTCTATTACTTTAACAAGTGTTTCTATATGATTTGGTTCATACCAATTGTCTTCATCCAAAAAACAAAGAAAATCACCCTTAGCAATATATGTCATTGCACCATAAATTCTATGGCCATTGTATTGGTCTTTTCCAGTAGCATAAGGCAAAAAGATTTTATCTGTATTTGGATAATCATCCAAAATAACTTTTGCATTTGATATTCCGTCAACGACAACCAAATGTTGTATATTATCGTATGTTTGTTCTTTTACCGAATCGAGTGCTTGTCTAGCACAAGATGCACCTGTTGTAGGTGTGATGATTGTTATCAAAGGTTTCATAATATAGTTCCTATTTACATTTGTACTATTACAGCTCCAGAAGGAGTTTTATCAGTAACAACGATGCGTCCAGCAGAATCTCCTCTTGATGGTGATTTGCCATAAATCTTTGGAATTCCTTTGTTATCCTTAGATTCAGGATCGAACCGTTGGTCCTCTCGTCTAGCTCTCAATCTAAAATACAATTCGTGTGTTTTAGCATACTCTTTCGATTCTGTCATTTTACCATTAAGATTCAATTCATTTTTCTTCACATCATATTTTCCAGTTACATTCATTGGTCCAATGTACATATAATCTATTGGACCGCCCATCTTTTCATTACCAACAACTATCTTAATCTTATCATTATTTCCTATTTTGCCATAAACATCAGGAACTTTATCACCAACAACAAGTTTTTCTTTTTTGGTCAATTGTTCAAATGCTGAAATCATAAACTTTTTTGCTATACCTGGAACAGCTAACTCTAATCCTTTTAATCCGCCGCCTGCAAGTGAAGGTGCAGATTCACCTTTGAGTGATAGATTAATATCTTTTGTTTTTTTACCATCAAACACTTTAAAAATTACATCTGTATAAGGTTCTGATCCACCAACTTGTCGACCATCGTATTTTTTCGCTTCAATAACTCCAGTTATTTTTGTTTTACCCGCAATAACTGTTATTGGATTATTTTTATTTTTTTTGACAGCAGAATTAACACTATCAATAACACCTTTTTCTTGTCGTTCAGCAGATGCACCGGCCATTATTATCTCCCAAATAAGGAGTATTTATCTAATAATTTGAATGTCTTTTCCAGATGTCCAAACTTCCAGTTCAGTCCTCAATCTACCTTCCGATTTTAATGTTTCATAACGATTTGTGGCTTTGTTTTTCCACCATTGTACTATATTCTCCATCTCAAACTTATCATAGTTCTCATCTTTAACCAATACATCTGTTTTACCATTGACAACATCAATGAAGTTTTTAAATCCATAGTTAGAGATATAGTAACGTTTTTGTTCTGTCAATTGCTTTGCATTATATATCACCTCATTGAATTTGTCAAGCTCTGGTGTACCTTTAAGAGCAGTTTTGGTTAATGCAATAATCTTCATACTAATTTTTAATTTTCTACTTGAAATATCCTCATCAACTATTTCACCTACTTTAGATTCAACAAAATCACGTAAATCTGAGTAAGGTTTACCATGCATCATTGGTAGAAAATCACTTTCAGTTTCACCTTTATGTCGAATGTATGGTTTCATACCATCATATTGTGAAGATGATTTGGTTGAACCATAAAGACTTGTTGTTTCAAAGAGACACAGGTTCATATTGTACTTCTTGTTGACAATTTCGCGGACTGTATGAGAACAACAGATGGCGGCCAAGAGTTTACCACCAAGATAATTATAACCAAATGGCTGTGTAGGAACAATCACAAAGCCCATCATTGCAGTATTATTGAATGCTTTACCACCCTCTGGAGTCTGTGTAAAGACTTGTCCTAACATTGCATTTCTAGGTTTGCAGTTGATTACAGGTGAACCTAGACGAATGAATCCTAAGAACTTACCAGTGTTCTTTTCTTTGACGGCCAAATGAACACTACGACCAACAGGTCTGATATTGATATGGGATGAAGTGATGTTTAGTAGTGATTCCCAAGTATCATTGGCAACAGTAGTGACTTCAATATCCATATCACTAGGAGACATTGAAAAATCTGAGAAAAGGTCATCTTCTGGTGAAAAGAGAGGATTTGAAGGCATCTCTGCAAGAGAAGCCAACTTTTGGTCCCGCATGTATTCATCAATACGGCTGAAGCTACTGAAATAGTTCTCAAATACTTTGGCACAATGAATTGCATCCTCTTTGGTTAAATTCATACTTTAAATCCATCAAATGATTTCTTATTAGGCTTCTTAGCTATATCAGCTGAACCAACGTCAACCAATCCTTCTTGGCCTGATTGTTCCACATCATACAGTTTCATCTTTGCTCTGTCAATACCAATTGTGAATCTTTTATAGAATGTTGGATCATTA